AAGATAAACGAGGAAGATTGGTTTTAAAACAAAGATTAGCCGAAAAGGATTCCATTGAAGAACAACAGAAACAAAAAATGGTTAAAATGGTTGAGGATATGTTGACAAAAAAATCTAAAGATGATTCAGATGTTGTATCCAAAAACGAACCTATAAATAAAATTTTAGTTAAAAATTTACAGTCAATTAAAAAATTGGCGGAGAAAGAAGGTATCAGCATAAATAAATTGATTAACATACTTAAAAAAGGTGAATAAGGATTTATACGGAAATAAGGTACCATTACCTGAGGATGTTGTTACATACTTGGAACAATGCTATAATGCCGCGTCCAATGCCGATGAAACGACCGAAGGGTATAAAAGAAATAAAGATTTAAGAGATACCAAAGAAGTTACCTATCAACAATTAAAAAGAATGAAAAATTTCTTTGATAGTTTTAACGGAAATCAAAACGATTTACCATATATATTAAATGGTGGTGATTATGTTAAAAATTGGGTTAACAATACTTTAGGTTCTATGAGAAACAATGTTGATATGGGTAAAAAAATAAAATCAGAAGTGTTACCAAATCAATATATTAAAAATCATGAAAAAAATGATTTAAGAAATATGCATAGACCAAGTAAAAGTCACAAAGCCTCGGTAGAAAAGTATGATACGGCAATTACCGAAAATTTGAAAAGAATAAACGAACTAATAAAAAAAATAATTTAAAGTCATGGCAGTACAAGAACCATTAAATTTTGAGCAACCGAATAATGAACTTTCGGCAATTGCGGACATGGAAAGAGCTAAACTAATCCCTAAAAATGATTTCAAACCTACAAACCAATACTCATCAGTCAATCCTGACGCTTTGGCTGACGGTGATGATATGGGTAAAGGTACTGGCGAATTTTTAGATGTTTACAATCAAGATGCGGGAGCAATTCAAGATATTATTGAAAGAAAAGCATCAATAGTTGTTAATGAATTTCAACCAAACAAACCATACACAACACCTAGTGCATAATGAAACTTTACAACACAGTTAAATCTCTTATCTTAGAAGTAGCATCAATCGACTCAATTGTCGACGCTATAAAAAAGAAAGATAAAGTAATAATTTATTACGATGGTGACGAACCAGGTGGTAGAGGTTTGCGTGAGATTGAACCTGTTTGTTTTGGGTATAGTAAAGCGAATAATCCTGTTCTTAGAGCTTGGGATAACGAAGGGGCTTCTCACACAGGGTTTAAAGGTGAACAACCTTTACCAGGTTGGAGATTGTTTAGGGCCGATAAAATATTATCGTTTAAACCTACGGGTGAAAAATTTAATCAAATGAAACCCAATTATAACCCTAATGGTGATAAGAGTATGAACAGAGTAATAATAAATGCAGTTTTTGATAATCAATAAATAAAATAATATGACATCCGAAAATGAATTAATAAAAAAATTGATGGTTTCTAAAGCCATCATGGAAAAACATAAAGAAATACCAAGAGCAGGTAATTCTTCAGGTATTATTAACACACCAAGTGTGGAATCTTATGAGGCCCCTCAAGCAAAATATAATTTACCTACAGAATTTTTAGAAGAAAGTACTCCCAAAAGAGTTCAAACAAACGAAATACCAACAACAGACAGAATAATGTCTTCTAAATTACCTGATGAAATTAAAAGACTAATGATTGAGCATCCAATCGCACAATCAAATCCTATGGTTGGCCCATCACTATCTAATGATTTAATTGATAAAGCATCAAGACTAATGAATGTTGATGCCAGTGGAAAACAAATTAACGAACAACCAAGAAGAAAATCTCAAGGACAAAATGTCCCTGATAATTCAGAATTAAAAAATATGGTAAAAGAGGCTGTCCGTGAGATATTGTCTGAAAACGGGTTAATTACCGAATCCGTACAAAAAGCAAATGACGTTTTTAGTTTCAGAGTTGGTAAACATATTTTTGAAGGTAAAGTAACAAAAATTAAAAAGGTTCAATAATCTTTTTTCGTATCGTCGGAATCCTCACCAAATGGTGGGGATTTTTTTTGTTTTACCTTTTGATAAAACTGGTGTATTTATAATAAAAACACATTTATTATGGGTAAGAAAATAGAATTAAATGAGTCACATATTGTTACTGAGTATTTGGGGGGTAAAAGTTCTTTAATATTATCCAAAGAACTAAATGTATCAAAACCAACAATATTAAAAATACTTAAAAAACACAATGTCACCAAAAAACGAGATAGATGTAAATCGTTAGATATTAAAAAAGAGGGTGAGAAATATATTATTTTAAGGAAATGTCCTAAATGTGGTGTCAATGTTGTGGTATCATCAAATAACCCAACAATCACTTGTAGAAATTATTATAAAACCATAAAAGAGAAAAATAAGTGTATTAAATGTATGGGTAAATCTTTCATTGGTGAAGGTAATCATTTTTATGGTAAAAAACATACAAAAGAATCGTTAGAAAAAATATCCAAAAGTCGTAAAGGTAAAGGTGCTGGACATAAAAACTCTATGGCAAACCCTGACCATAGGAAAAAAGCCTCGCAAAACTTAAAAAATAAATGGGATAATGGGGAAATGGAGCATGTCAGAAAAATTATGTCAGATAAAATGAAAGAAACAAGAAAGTTAGGGAAAATCAAATCAGTAATTAGGTCAAAAAAAGAAAAAGATATAATTTTAGAAATTAAAAAATTAGGTTATAGTGTAACCCATTCATTGAAAATAGAGACTAAAATTTGTGATATTTTTATACCAAAATTAAATTTAATTATAGAATTTAATGGTGATTATTGGCATTGTAATCCAAAAAAATATAATGCAGATTATTATAATCAAGTAAAGGGTAAAACCGCAAAAGAATTATGGGATTATGATAAAAACAAAATTGACTTAATAAGAAGTTATGGTTATAATTTAGAAGTGGTATGGGAATCTGATTTAAAAGAGGATAATACCATCATAAATAAACTAATTAAAAAATATGACAAACGATAACCCCATGAATGGTCGTGAAAGAATCAGAGTTTTGGTTCTCCCTTCTGACCGGAGTGGGGTTGGTTGAGGTAAATTTCGCTCGACTGACCCCCATATTAAGTTACAAAATCTATATCCTGATGATTTTCATATTGATATTGATTATGAACCAAAGATAAATGATATTAACTATTGGAAAAAATACCAAATAGTTCATGCGCACAGAAGTATCGGTAATAATTATAACGCATCACCTGAAATTATAAAATGGTTAAAAAAATTAGGAATTACGGTTATTGTTGATATTGATGATTATTGGTTACCAACAAAAGAACACCCAATACATCAACTAATCGTTAAGGACGGTATTGATAAAAAAATAATTGCAAATTTAAAAGAAGCGTCTTATGTTACAACAACAACAAGTTTATTCGCGGATGAAATTAAAAAAATAAATAAAAATGTTGTTGTTTTCCCAAATGCGATTAATCCTAAAGAACCTCAATTTAATCAATCTAATGTTGAATCTGAAAAAATTAGAATTGGGTGGTTAGGTGGGTCATCACACTTACACGATTTAAAACTATTGGAAGGATTTATATCTAAAAATGGTATAGATTTTAACAAAAAAGTTCAGTATGTAATATGTGGTTTTGACACAAGAGGTACAGTAACTGAGATTAATCCACAAACAGGGGAACAAAGAAGAAGAGATATTTTACCACACGAAACTGTTTGGGCTAGATATGAAGAAATTTTCACAGACAATTATAAAATTATTGATGAAGATTATAAAAATTTCTTATTAAAATATAAAGAAGAAGAATATATTAGTAATAATGAATTACCATATCTTCGTGTTTGGACTAAACCTGTTACATCATATGCTATGAATTATTCTAAATTTGATATTTCATTAGCACCAATTAAAAATCATATGTTTAATAGAATGAAATCTCAACTTAAAGTTATTGAGGCAGGATTTTATAAAAAAGCATTAATTGCTTCAGACATTGGACCATATACTATTGACCTAAAACATTGTTTAAAAAATGGAGAGTTTGTTGATGGTAATGCAATGTTAGTTAATGAAAATAGAAATCACAGTGATTGGGCTAAATTTATTAAGAAATTGGTAAATAACCCAAACTTGATAACTGACATGGGTGAACGTCTTTATGAAACAGTTAAAGACAAATATGATTTAAATGTAGTAACTAAACAAAGAGCAGAATTTTACAAATCAATAATTAAATAAAAATGATTAACATACCTATTACAAAAATTTTATTTTTGGACATTGAAACCGTTGGTGGTTGTCCTGATTATGAGTCCTGTCAAAAATTTAGTCCACAAATTGCCGAACAATTTGAAAACTATTTTGATTGGTTTTTAAAACGTTTTCCTGAAGATAATATCGCAGGATATGAATTAACCCAACATATGGACTATGTTTTCAAAAAAAGAGCCGCATTGGTTCCTGAATTTGCAAAAATTGTGTGTGTTTCAATGGCATTCGTAATGGATAGTGGTGAAATCAAAAAACAAACATTTTCAGGTGATGATGAAGTTAAATTATTAACTGATGTTAGAAACCTTTTAGACCGTTGTTACAAATTGGATTTCTTTTTATGTGGACATAATTTAAAGAATTTTGACATTCCAATGTTGGCGAAACGAATGATTATTAATGGTATTATGCCATCAAAAATTCTTCCGTCTTATGATACAAAACCTTGGGAGGTTAAAGCCATTGACACCAAAGAAATTTGGCAATATGGTGCTTATACCGCAATTGGTTCATTAGATTTGGTATGTTCGACCATGGGTATTCCAACACCAAAAGACGGTGAAGTAACAGGTGCTACGGTTCATGAATCATATTGGGAAAAACAAATGTTAACTAAAATTGCTGAATACTGTGAGAGAGATGTTGAGGTATTGATAGATTTTATTAGAAAATTAAAAGAATTAAAATGATAGATAAGTTAAAAGATTTAGGTTCGTTAAAGGATATGGCGGACAGACTTGAAGAAATTCTTAAAGAGAATAAGTCGGATGAAATAGATTTGAATACAATCTATGATGAGTTTGGTCTTGACATTAAACAATTGGATGAAGACTTTAAAAATTATAAACCTAAACTTTATTTAGGTTTTACAAAATCAAATCCTGAAGCGGTAACTCCAAAATATAATTATGGTTCTGACTCAGGATTTGATTTACATTCAGTTGAGGATATTGTTATTGGACCTTTTGGTAGAGCTTTGGTTCCAACAGGATTGTCCTTTGACATTAAAGATGGTTATGAAATTCAAGTGAGGTCTAAAAGTGGTTTGGCAATAAATCAAGGTCTTATGGTTTTAAATTCACCAGGGACTGTTGATAATGGTTATACGGGCGAAGTAAAAGTAATCGTATTCAACACAAATAATCATGAAGTTTCAATTTCAAAAGGGATGAAAATAGGACAAGCGGTTTTGTGTCCTGTGGTTAATGGTGTGTGGGTTGATTTAGATGAAAAAGATACTGTAGAAAAAAAAGACAGAAGTAATAAAGGGTTTGGTTCAACAGGTTTATTTTAATGATAACAATAATATATTCTACTCATAAAGACGAAAGTTATAATAACAAATTTAAACAACATTTGTTACAAAGTGTTGGTTTAAAAAATGTTCAAATATTAGAATATATTAATCACAACCAATATAGTCTTTCAGAAATTTACAATAAAGGTATAAGTGAATCTGAGTTTGACATTGTGGTGTGTTGTCATAATGATATAAAATTAGAAACTGGTTGGGGTAAAAAACTTTTAAAAGATTTTTCTAATTCCCCCGAATTCGGGGTAATTGGAAAGGCAGGTTCTTGTTATTTTCCTGAGTCAGGGGTTTATTGGGAAAAAATGAATCAGACAATGGTTGGTCAGGTTTATCATCACCCAAAAGGAAAAAATAAATGGGTTAATAAATACTCCGCTAAATTTCCGTTTTTAATTCCTGTGGTAACAATTGATGGTCTTTTTATATCATTTGATAAAAATAAAATTAAACATGGTTTTGACGAAACTATTGGTAAATTTCATTTTTATGACCATCCATTTTGTTTATCCAATTATTTGGATGGTGTTAAAATTGGTGTAACAACTTCTTTTGAAATAACTCATGAGTCTGTTGGAATGCCAAATGAAGAGTTTTTTAAATCCAAAGAGAAATTTTTAGAAAAATTTGGGAAACACCTACCTTTAGATTTACCACCAACATCAATTTATTATGAAGAGGTTAAAGAAAAACCTTTAAAAAATATTGGTAAAGTGGCTATAATCATACCAACTAAAGGTAAAGTAGACATGTTGTTTGATTGTATTAATTCATTCTATCAAAATTGTAACTCTGATTTGTTTGATATTTTTATTGCCGACACGGGTTCTACTGAAGAAGAAAAAAATTGGATTAAAAGTAATATTTTAAATATTGGTAATATTACTCTAATAGAATACGACTATTATAATTTTGCAAAAATAAATAATGATGTGGTTAAAAACCATATTGATGAAAAATATGAATTTTTATTATTTTGTAATAACGATATTAAAATAATAAATAATGTTATTTATGAAATGATAAGAGTATTCCAAACAAACAATAAGGTAGGTACTGTTGGAGCTAGACTTCATTTCGAAAACAACACGATACAACATAGTGGTATTGTTTTATTTTATTCTAATAAGACTAAACAAATTGGTGTTAGTCATTTAGGGTTAGACTCGTACTATAATTATAGTAAAAATACAATAGAAGTTATTGGTAATACAGGGGCATTACTGATGATTAAAAAAGAAACTTTTATAAAATGTGAAATGTTCAATGAAAAATATATTAGTTGTTTTGAGGATGTTGAATTAAATTTGAAATGTATTGTCTTGGGATATAAAAATTATTTATCAGGTAATGCTGTTTCATATCATTATGAATCACAAACAAGGAATGAAGATGAGGATAATTTAAAAAAATTAAATTTTGATTATAATATTTCTTTACTCCCATTTGTTATTAAAAATGTAAATAAACTAAAAGAAAAAATTAAATATATTAATTAATGAGAATTAAAATTGCCATTGCAACTAATAAAAACTTTAGTAATTTAACTTTACCCATAGTAATCCCTTCTTTATTAGACGTAGGAATTAATAAAGACGATATTTTTGTTTTTAACGCGGGTTTTGACAAAGAGGATGAAGTTGTTATTGATGGGATAACACATTATTATTTAAACCATAATTCGTATGAATATAGTCCACTCATACACATTTGTGAAAAAGAGTTGTCTTCGGACTATTGGTTTTTATTACACGACACTTGTAAAGTTGGTCCTAAGTTTAAAGAATTACTCTATAATATTGATGGGTTACCTGATAAACTCGCCTTAAAGGATAAACCATCAATGTCGATGGGGTCTTACAAATACACATATTTATTGTCAGTTAAAGAAAAATTATACGGTATTAAAAATACCGATTATTCTGATGAAAGTATGAATAAATGGAAATTATGGGGTGTGCCCAATGAAGATTATATTTTATGGTTAACCCCACCAAAGGCAATTATATATAATGATTTAAACACTTATTCAATAGTTAAATACGAAAATTGGTATAATACTAAAACTATCAGAAGAACCGAATATTATCCTTCTTTAGATATATATAAAAATAAGTCTAATTGGGGGCAAAATCGTAATATGGTAAGAAGTATATGAAAATTGCAATTATTGGTGGTGGTTGGGTTGGTTGTCATTTAGCGATGAAGTTGATGGATTATCATGATATAACAATTTTTGAAAAGGAGTTTGAATTGTTCACTGAAACATCATTTAAAAATCAAAATAGATTACACTACGGATATCATTATCCGAGAAATTATAAAACAAGAGAACTTTGTAAAAATACTCATGAAAAATTTATAAGCGATTATTCTTTTTTAATAAAAGATGTCCCTAAAAATTTATACTGTATACCTACTAAAAAATCATTAATTGATTTTAAAACGTATACTAATATTTTTAAAGATTATAATTTTGAGTTTAGTGATAACCCATTAAAAAATATTGAGGGGTGTATTAATACTAATGAAAAATTTATAGACCATAGGATTGCAAAAAAATGGTTTAACAATAAATTAAAAGATTTAACAGTACAAAAAAAAGTAACAAAACAAAACATAAAAAAAATATCAAAAAATTATGATTTAGTTATAAATTCAACTAACAATTTATTAAAATTATATGATACCGATTCTTTTTATGAACTAACAATTTCATTAATTTATAAAAAATTAAATAATACTTTATTTGATTCTATAACAATTATGGATGGAAAATTCTTTTCAATATATCCATATGGTGATGATTTATTTACATTAACAGATGTTGAATACACTCCAATTAAAAAATTTAAATCACCAAAAAAAATAGAATCATATAAGTCAAAAATAACTAAATCCAAAATCGAGTCTATTAAAAATAAAATGGAAAAAAAAGTTTTAGAGTATTACGATGATTTTAATAATCATTTCAAATACCACGACTTTTTTTTATCAGTTAAATGTAAAACTGTGAGTGGTTCTGATGAAAGATATCCAATAATAAACAAAAATGGTAATATAATAGATTGTTATACAGGTAAAATACAGGGAATTTATATTATCACTGATTATGTTAATAGAGTTATATATGAAAATATTAATAGGTAATACAGGATTAGTCGGTCAAACATTAAAAGAAACAATTAAATTTGATTTAGAATTTAATAGTAAAAATATTTCTGATTTTGGTAATCATAATATTGATGGTTCAGAATTATGGTTATCATGTTTACCAGCAACAAAATGGATGGTAAACAAAAATATTAAATCTGACATAGAAAATATTATGTCAATAATAAACACAATATCAAAATTTAAATATTCTAAAATAATATTAATATCAACAATTGATGTTTACACTAACTCACCCTCAAAAGTTAGTGAAAATTACCCAATAAACTTCGATAAGTTAAATTATGGGAGTAATCGTTACCTTTTTGAAAAATTAATACTTGAATTTATTGAGTTTGATGATTTAAAAATATTCAGATTACCATCATTGTTTAATAAAAAAATTAAAAAAAATATACTTTTTGATTTATTAAATAACAATAATATTGAGTTAATAAACATTAACTCGTCTTTTCAGTGGTATAATCTAGATAGATTATCCCTTGATATAGAAAAATGTATCTCTGAATTTCCAGAAGAAATCACGTTTAATTTATTTACTGAACCAATAGAAACTAAAGAAATTGTGAACCTTTTTCCTAATATGATTGATAAAGTAACTTATAAAGGTGATAGAATAGATTACAATTTTACTACAAAATTTAATAAATTAGAATATATTTTAACTAAAGAGGAGGTCTTGAATGATATTAGAAAATTTATCAATGAATATATCAGTAAGTAACTTAGCTTGGGATTTAGATGAAAATGAAAAAACATTTAAAATTTTAAATGATTTAGGTATTAACCAAATAGAGGGGGTCATTACAAAAATAACTGAATGGGAAAATTTAACTGATGAAATTATTGTAAATTACAAAAAATATTTAGATAAAAAAAATATCAAAATAAAATCAATACAATCAATATTTTTTAATACAGGTATCAACGATTTTGAAAATGAATATATAATTCTTAATCATTTTAGAACTTTAATTAACATTAGTAAAATATTAGGTGTTAATGTGTTGGTTTTTGGTTCACCAAATCTTAGAAAGAAAAATACGGATTGGGAGTTAAAACTAAAAACTCTGTTTAGTAAAATTGATTATATCTTAGAGGGTTCAAATATACAATTAAGTATTGAACCTAATTCATCGTTATACGGTGGTGAGTACTTTTTTACAGTTGGGGAGATTGTTAAATTTATTCATGAAAATAATTTTAACAACATTAAAACAATGATTGATACTCATAATATTATTTTAGAAAATCAGGACCCTATTGAAATTTTTATTAGTCACTATGATTATATAAATCATATACATATTTCAGAAAAAAAATTAAACCCATTTACACCTAGTGATTTTCATTTAAATTTTTCTAAAATAATTAAAAATAAAAAATACAATAAAACAATTACTTATGAGGTGTTAAAACATGATAAGTTTTATGAATCAACAAAAAATTTTTTATTAAATTACAAATAACTTAATATGAATCAAAGAAAAAAAACAAATGGCTCTCCGTCATCTGAAGAACCTAAAAAAAATCTAAATAAAAAAGAATTAATCGGTCAAATAATTAAACGTAAAACTAAGGAAAAATTTTTATCTGAAAGTCAAAGAAAATACTACGATATATTAGTCAACAATCAAATAACAATTTGCTCAGGACCTGCGGGTGTTGGTAAAAGCTATATAGCAATGAAAGCGGCTATTGACTTATTATCAGACCCAACAACTCCGTATGAAAAAATTATAATTGTAAGACCCGCTGTTGAGGCCGAGGAAAAATTAGGTTCTCTACCAGGAGGTGTTGAGGAAAAATTGGACCCATATATTTTTCCGTCTTATTATTTAATGAATAAAATCATAGGTAAAGAGGCTCGTGAAAAGTTAAAAGAAATTGATGTGATTGAGGTATTCGCATTGGCGTTTATGAGGGGTATGAACATTGACAACTCAATTTTAATTTTTGAGGAATCTCAGAATTCAACACCGAGTCAAATGAAACTTCTTTTAACCCGTATTGGATTTAATAGTAAGTTTTTTATTTCAGGAGATTTAGAACAATTTGATAGACACAAAGATAAAACTCAAACTGGATTATGGGACGCTCTTAAAAAGTTTCAAAATTTAGATGATGTAGGAACTTTTGAATTTAAACCTGAAGATGTTGTTCGTAATCCTTTGATTAGTAAAATTTTAAAAAGATACGAAGAATGAGGATTGGAATTGAATTAAATGGTGTATTAAGAAATACTGTAGGTAAAATTGAACAGACTTATCAAAAATTTATGATTGATAAAACAGATGGTATTGAATCTGAGGATGATTTTGAATATAAAATTTCTAAACCTATTGATAGTTTAGAAATTAAAAATCACTTTTCATTTAAAGATGATGAAGAACTTTTTTCATTTCTATACGAGGAGTTTCCTATGGAAATTTTTGGACATGCTCAGTCTACAGAATATTCAACGTTTAACGATTTAAATGAAATTTATTTTAAATTACGTAATGAACACGATTTTATTATAGTTTCTGATGAAATTGGTAAATCTAAACCAGCTTCTTTATTTTTCTTATCCAAATTTGTTTGTGAGTTTGAAAAAGTTAAATTTTATAGTAATTCAACAATAAATTCAATGTGGAATGAAATAGATGTTTTACTTACATCTAATCCCGCATTATTATTAGAACATCCGTCAGATAAAATATTAATAAAATATAATACGGAATATAATCAAACGATTAGGTCAAATTACGAAATAAACAAAATACAAGAACTTGAAGAGGTTATTAAAAAATTAAAATAATGTTAAAAATTTTAGGTGAACATTACTATTTGGATTTAGACGCAATTGATAATTACATTCAAATTAAAGACGTAGTGTCTGCGTCAGGTGAAACAGGTGGTACTCATATTAGTGTAGTTAAATATGAGACAATAAAACTAATGTTAGAAGTATTGATGGACGAAAATGAACAAATTGATGAAACATTAGGTGGTAAAAGTTCAGAAATTACAATACCATTTAAATTAGCGTTCAACACTTTATTAAATAAAAAATTATTAAACAAATATTAAAAATGGAACAGGATAAGTTAGAAAAACTAGAAAAATCAATTCAGAACATGAAAGATAAAAAATCAAGAATTTATCTTTTGGTTCAAGACACTAAAGGTGTTGCTAAGGCATCAATCAGCTACATTTACCATTTAGGTATGGCGTTAAAGGGGGCGGGCTATAACCCAATTATGTTACATGAAAAACCCGATTACACAGGTGTGTCATCTTGGATGTCTGAAGATTTTATGACATCATTACCACATAAAGCAATTGAGGGTGAAAATTTAGAAGTTGCACCTGAAGATTTTATTGTAATACCTGAATTATACGGGTTTGTTATGAGTCAAATATCTAAGTTACCATGTGGTAAAATAGTTCTATCTCAAGCATATGACTATGTTTTAGAAACTTTACAGCCAGGACAAACTTGGTCTCAGTTAGGTTTCTTGAAATGTATAACAACATCAGAAACACAAAAAGAATATCTTGAGGGTATTATGAAAAATGTATCATATGATGTTTTAAAACCTTTCATATCTGAAGAGTTTATGAAAAGTGAACTACCATCAAAACCAATTATTGCAGTACACTCAAGAGAACAAAGAGATTCTGTTAATATGATTAAATCTTTTTATATTAAATTCCCACAATACAGATGGATAACCTTTAGAGATATGAGAGGATTATCTCAAAGTGAGTTTGCAAATACATTAAAAGATTGTTGTTTATCTATTTGGATTGATGAGACAAGTTCATACGGTACGTTTCCATTGGAATCTATGAAATGTAACGTTCCCGTATTAGGACTAGTTCCGAATATGTTACCTGAATGGATGAATGAAGATAATGGTATTTGGATTAACAACAAAACGCATATTGTTGACTATGTTGCGGATTATATTCAAAACTGGTTAGAGGATAATTTAAATCCAAACCTTTTTGAGTCTATGTTAAAAACAAACGAAAATTTATCAAATAAAGAAGAATTTTATTCTGTGTCAGTAAATTTATTTCAAGGATATCTAAATAAACGAATGTCTTCATTTGAAGAACAACTATCTAAACTACAAACAATCGAAGAATAATATGGAAAAGAAAAACACTTTTGACGTTTCGGTAATTTTACCGATTAAATCTGGTAAATCTAACGGGTTTACCGAATATTTTGAAAAATGTATTGAGTCATTAAAAATTCAGAAAACAGGAATTAACGAACTAATTATTGTTCATACAAATGAAACTTATTTAACAGAATACTTAAATAACTTTGACTTTGGTGATTTAAATGTTGTTAAAGTTGAGTGGACTAAAGAAGCTAATTATGCATCACAAATAAACATCGGTGCTAGAACCGCAAAATCAAAATGGATTTCCTTATTTGAAATTGATGATGAGTACTCAAGCATATGGTTTAAAAATGTAGAAATTTACTCTAAATCATACCCTGATGTTGATGTATTTTTACCAATAGTTGTTGATACTGATGCTCAAGGTAAATTTGCAGGGTTTACTAACGAAGCAACATTCGCTGCGAACTTCACACCTGAAATGGGTATTCTAACAAATGAAACATTGTTAGAATATCAAAATTTTCAAACATCAGGTATGGTTATTAAAAAATCATCTTTTATTGATTTTGGATTAATGAAACCTTCATTTAAATTAACTTTTGGTTATGAATTCTTTTTGAGAATGACTCATAACTCAGTTAAAATTATGTCAATTCCTAGAATTGGATACAAACACACCAATCTAAGAGATGGTTCTATTTTTTGGAACTATAAAAACGGTGAGGACAGAATGGTTGAAGATGAAGTTAGATTTTGGATAGAATCGGCCAAGAAAGAATATTTCTTTATTAATGATAGAGCCATAAAATATGAACCTCAACAGGTCTAATGAGTGAAAACCTAATATTAACTGGTGAAACAAATGTTGAGTTAAAGAAGAAAGGTAGAAAACCAAAGCAAAAAAATTATTTTGATGTTCCTGAGGAAGAAGCGGTAATTAGATTTTTAGCCGCAGAAACTTATGAAGAAAAAAATAAAATTTACAATGAGTTTTTAAGAAAACCTTTAGACAAAATGATATCTTCAATTATTAGAAGATACCGACTTTACCGAAAAGACATGGATTTTACAGAAATACATGTGGACACTCATTCATTTTTAATTACCAAAATTGATAAGTTTAAACCTTTAAAAGGAAAGAAGGCTTATTCATATTTTGGCACTATTTGTAAGAATTATTTAATGGGTCAAATAATCAAAGACCAAAAAGAAACTAATCGTAAAATATCTTATGAAGACATTTCTTCTAATTTAGAAAATAACCCATCATATTCCTATGATATAGAATCAGATGTTATTGATTCTGAAGGTGTAATTAAAAAATTTTTATTAGAACTTGACTATTTTTTAGAAAATGAAAATTTGTCGGAAAACGAATCTAAATTAGGTCATGCTTTATACGAGTTGTTTGAAAATTATGACAAGATTTTTATAGGGAACGACAATAATAAATTTAATAAGAATGTCATATTACTTTCATTAAGAGAAATGACTAATCTATCAACAAAAGAAATACGAGGTTCTATGAAAAAATACAAAATCATGTACTATAACTTAATAGAAAGTATGGTTAAATAAAAAAAAATATAAATTAATATTTATAGTTATGGCAAGACCTCAAAAAAAACAAATCAATTTAACTAAAGAATCTATGTTATCTCTTATGCAAGAGATATACAATGAATTGGTTGAGCAAAGAAATACTGCAATCAGGATACAAAACAAAATGTTAAGTATGATGAAAGAACCTGAAGATATGACATTAATTGGTCCTGTAATTGAAAAACAACAAAAAATAATTAATGATTGTTTAGAAAAAAAACTAACTCTTTCTAAACTACAATCAACAATGTGGGACAAAACAAACACAGGAAGTGAGTCGTTCTCAATTGCCGATTTAGGAATGGATGATGAAACGCTACAAAGTTTAATTGATAAAGATTTGTCTAAAGACAATGATACCTACAAATTAAAATAATTAAATGTCATTAGATTTAAATTTAGATTATGAAGCGGCGAAGCGTAAAATAGAAGCTTCAAAAAGTTATAACGACTTAAAAGACCAATATAATCGTGCAACCAAAAAGGCTGGCGATTCTTTTGAGGAGGCAAAAGATGAGGTAACAGAATCTATTGACAAATTAAAACAAGATACTAAAAAATTTCAGAGAAAAATAAAAAACCAACTTGAACAATTATTAGATATTAATAATGTGACAGGTGGTAAAGGTAGTAATACCGCTAACTACATTAAAAGATTATTTTTAAAAACTTTAAAGAACATTGAACCTAAAATATCTGAAATAGTCCAAGACTGTTCTTTAAAGGCGATTGGTTGTGACCAAGAGCAAACTTATGACCCACAAACTTTATACATAAAAGTAAGTTCTATTGATTTAATTAATTTATTAAAAAAAGACCCAACATCTGACAATGGTAGAGTATTATATGAAAAATACCCTATAAATGTTCAGGTTTATCCTTTCGCAATGAATAAAGAATTGTATGAAAGGATACAAAGTGGTAATCCTTATTCTATTGATAATGGTCAGTTATATTTAGGAGCTTCAACACAACCTTTATTTGACATACAATATGTTGAGTTTGATAACTTTGGTCAAACTGGTCCTTGGTTTAAAATAACACTACAATCTAGATTAAATAATATTAATAAAGTCGGAACTTTTTTTGTTGATTATTACAAATCAATTAAGGTTGTTGATTTTACAAATGTTATGGCGTATATAATGGAATCTCTTTCAGGTGCAATTTCAATAAGTGCAAATGTTGGGATTGCTCAAGCCGATGATACTAATAAATTTTTATTATTAATTCAAAGAATTTTAGGTTTATGTTTTGATGGTAAAAGTGAAATTGACGTTAGTGGTATTGCTAAACTAGCCGAATTAGATGGTGTTGACAATTCTTTTTTTGAATTTACCGACATTGATTTAAGGAATATAGACCAAAGAATTACGAACATAAAAAATGGTGTTGTAGAATTTGAGGAATGTGGTAATGTTAAATTACCTGTGGATTACCAAGCAATTTTAGACTCGCTAAATGATTTAAATTTTGTTGAGGATAAAGATTTGGTTGACGCGGCAGATGCTTTAACACAAACTTTAACAAGTAATCCTGCGTGGAAAGGATTCGCGATTGAAGGTAATATAAACGCGGCGGTTGATTTAAACTTTATTAAATTGATTGTTCAAGGGTTAATATCAGCACTATTAAGCCCCAAAGTATTATTACCTATTATGGTATTATTAAAAGCATTAGGTAATGATATTAGTGATGTGATTGACACTTTAGTTAAATTCATGAAAGAATTCAAAGAACTTGTTATTTGTGTTGTGTCAAGGGTGGGCGCCATTTTTGTTGAGGAATTATTTAATCTAATTAAAAAAGATATTAAAAATTTATTACAACAAATAATATTGGATGTTGCCAAAGAAAAATCGGATAAAAGGGTTATAATAATTTTGAAATTAATTCAATTGTTAATTGTAATTGCCGAATTTATTTCAGATTGGAGGAGGTGTAAAAGTGTTATCGATGAAATATTGTGGTTACTTAGAATATTAACTTCAGGTTGGGGTGGTGAAATACCATTACCTCTATTATTCGCTTCTCAATTAATGGATGGTTATTCTGAAACTAGGGCATTTATTGGTGCGGTAGAAGAAATGCAAAAAATGGGAATTCCTACAGGTGCGATGCCTGACGGAAGTCCTAATTTAAATATGTTACAAATGTTTGGACAAATGAAATCCATGGCGAGTGAGGAGGCGGAAAATGGTAAATTACAAGTTGCAATTCCACCATTAGTTATGACACCAGCAGGTTTAACAGTACCCGCTAGTGGATTTGGTAAAACCATATAATTATGAACAAAAAAGAACAAGCCGAAAAAACTTTAAGAATTGTAAAAGATTACAAATCGCATTCAAATAAAGATTTACAATTTGCGATGGATTTTATCCAAGAAGACTTTAATTTTACTAAAGAACAAATAATAAAATTAACCGAACATTTAGATAAGTTAGAATTAACTTATAATACTGTTCTTAAAGAATACAAAAACAGAACTAAAAAATGAAAATAGATAGTAATAATAAACACCAAATTTTATTTCCAGGTATTGTTGTGGATGTTAAAGACCCTGCAATGTTAGGTAGAGTTAGAGCAAGACCTGTAACTAAAGATATTGAGTCTATCATTTCAGGTATTGATACGGACAAAGTAGAAAATGGGGATTTAAAAGAACAATATAAATGGACATCAATTGACCCGTTGGTTTTTTTACCTTTATTACCATTTTTTGTTAGTCAAGTACCAAAAGAAACTGAATATATCCATATTCTTTATATGAATAAAGAATATCCTAATAAGAATCAATTTTACATTCAGGGTCCATTTTCTTCACCAATGTTAACACCTTTTGAGGTGTATAACTCGGCTGAAAAGTTTTTAGCTTCGGGTGATTTAATTAAAGATTTACCAGGGATAAGAAACCCTGACGGGTCATTTAAAGTTGATTGGAGTGAAGGAATATTTCCAATGCCAGGTGATAACGCAATATTAGGTAGAAGATTTTCTGATATTATTTTTAAGGCAAGACAGGATAAAACAAGTGTTGAAGACACTGTTTTAATTAGGGCTGGAAAAACAAAAAAACTTGACCCAAGAGAACTACCTAAAGCCAATAATAATAGGTCTTTTTTACAATTAAGTTATTTTGGTCAAGAAAAAGTTGTAGGTGGTACTACAAACAGAACTAGATTTGAAGAAGTTGTTAAATTAGTTAAAAAAATGGTAATTTGGAATATTGACAATTTAGAAAATGGTCAAAATTCTTTTAACGGTAGTGTTGGGTTATATAATGTACTCCCATCTGATAAAGTTAATACAAAAAATTTTAAATCGGACACTATTTTAAATTTATCAATAGGTACTGATTACTCAGGACCTCTTGAGGAAATTAAATTTACGGCTAAGACTTTTGAAGAAGTGTCTAATTTAATAAACAAATTTGTTGAGGGTGTTTTTAGAGGTAACTTAACTAATATACCTGATTACCCAATTAAAGCCACATCAAATTTATCACCAGACCAAACTTTTCCATTTGTTGTAACACCATCAAAACTAACTTATCAAACAGGTATTAAATTTGAACCTTCTCAAGTTGTTGATGATGTTAAAGAGTTAGTTAACTATACAAAATTTTATGGTAAAATAAAATTAAACCCTGGATTGACAAATAGTGGTTGGTTTTTAGTTTCGGAAAATAAAGGGGGTACCGCAATTATTGGTCCACAAGCTGACGTTAAAATAGATTCAGTTACTGAAACATCTTTTGTAGATAGTGATGTATCATACGCAGTTTTAGGAGGGCAAAAAATTTATTTATTATCTCAAATGTCTGAGGGTCCAAAAGGTAAAGTCGATTTGTATAATACAATATATGGTATTGGACAAGACAAATTTATCGGTGATAACAGTTCAATACAAAGTAGAACTTACCCAACCGTAAGAGGTGATGAGTTAATGATTTTATTAAGAAAAATATTTTCATTTGTTACGGGTCACGTACACGCGATTTCAACAGTACCACCAATTCCTGTCGCAGCAGGTAATGGACAAACTAGTGCCGAAATTGAGTCTATTTTAAATAACGCGGAAAATGTAATACTAAATCAAGAAATTAGGATTAATTGATATTTATAAGTAAAACACTTAAATGTCAATTAATAATTCGTATTTTAGTAAGAATAATACTTTAATCTCAAAAAGTTTTACCAATACAGGTAGAAACCCCGTAACTGAGTTGTTTTTTGGTACAACAGCAGTTTCTCAATACCCTAGCGGTTATAGTCGTTTTATATTTAATTTAGACCTTTCATTATTATTAGAAAAAATTGCCGACGGTACAATAACTACAGGATGTACTGATAATATGACTCACACTTTGAGGATGGTAAATACATCCACATTTGACATTGAGTTATTAAATACGTCAACCTCTCAAGGTAGAATAAGAGCGACATCATTTGATTTAATATTATTTAGAATCCCATATATTAATGACGACCAAAATACCCCTCAAATTTGGGATGAGGGTGTTGGTTATGATTTTGCGGATTTGATATACGAGTATAGTAATTTTGATAAAAACTTTTCTGATAGACCTTCCAATTGGTATCAAACCACAACTATTGGTGTTTGGACTGAAGAAGGAATTTACAATAACACCAACACTGGTGCCGTAAATTATAATGATTTAGTTATTGTAGGCACTCAACATTTTGAATTTGGTAATGAGAATATTGCATTTGATATGACAAATGAAATAAATTCAATTATTGATGGTACATTACGAAATGTTGCGGGTTGGGGTATCGCTTTCAAACCCCAAATTGAAAATCTATCTGGGTTGACTAACACATACGAAGTTCAATTTTTTACAAGACATACCCAAACTTTTTATGAACCATTCTTAGAATCAAACTATAATGATTTGATTGAGGATGATAGAAATTTATTTTCATTGGGTAAATTAAATAAACTTTATTTGTATTTGTATGATAATGGTAACCCAATTAATTTGGATAACACCCCATTGGTTGATATGTTAGATAATGTTGGTAATCCAATTCCTGGATTAACAGGTCTAACCACTTGTAGAAGAACCAAAGGTGTTTATGAAGTTGTTATACCACCTTTAATTGGTTACAAAACACCATGTACATTCACAGACAAATGGTACAATTTAAATTTAAACGGTTTTCCATTACCTATTCAATACAATGAAGTTGTTATACAACCATTAAAAAATTCAATTCAATTTGGCACAAACTCTGCCGACCCTAAATTATATGGGTTTGATTTTTATGGTATTAAACAAGATGAAAAAATATTTAACACTGATATTAGAAAAGTTGGTGTTATTATAAAACAAGCTTATACCACAGAAAAACTATTAAAACATGTTGACGCGTATTATAGAATTTATGTTAGAGAGGGTCAAACTGAGGTTGAAGTTCAAAATTGGACAAAGATAAACAGAACACCAAATGAATACTATTTTATTTTTGATACAAGAGATAAAATACCGAATGAATATTTTATTGATATTAAAGTTGAAAGTAGTGGTGAAATTAACACATATAAAAAACAAATTAAGTTTCAAGTTGTAAACATGAAATATTTGGAACAATAAAAGATATTTATAAATAAAAATTAAAATGGCAAATAGAATTATAACCGCAACAACTTGTTCAGATAATGTTTCAACCGTATATATTATTGACGATACTGATATAGACTTTTCAAAAATATACCAATTAAATAATGGATTATGTGCATCGATTGAATCGGGTGAAACAACGACTAATTTCATAAACATGGGATTTCCTTATGGTCCTTTTGATGACTGTAATGATTGTATTGCACCTTTAAGTGCTAACACTGAGGTTGAGGTATGTGTTGACTGTGGTGAAGGTACTTTTACAGTGTCGGTTCCACATCCAGTTTATACTAACGGACAATTTAAAGACATTGTACAATTAAACGCTATCGTAATTGGTGGCAACGGATTAAACGCATAACTATGAAAAAAATAATTAAACTTACTGAGTCTGAATTAACCAAATTAATAGAATCTATGGTTAAACAGATTAATGAAGAAGACGATAAAGATTCCGAATTTAACACAAAACCTGGATTTGTCGAGAGAAGGATGAAATTAATGCAGTCAAACCAAGATGATAAATCAGAATCATTAAGAGATATGGGATTTTCGGTTGAACCCACTGTTAAAATGATACCAAGAGAAAAAGAAGTTGAGGGTTTATTTGGTAAATATAAAGAACAAGTACCTAATGATGTTTTAAGATACATTAGAAAAAACCCACAATTAATTATGGATAGACTTGTTAGGATTTACGGAAAAAACTTTTTAGACTACGCTGAAAAAGCATATACAAGACAAATGAAAAAAGACGGAAGTTATTATGAAGACTTTTAAATTAAGTGAATCAGATTTAAATAGAATAATTAAAAAAGTTATTTCAGAACAAAAATCTGAAAGATATATGTTCTTTAGTAATTTAGAACAAATAAGGAGACAATGTGATTTGTTATTGGATTTAAATCACGAAGAAATTGAGAGTGTTTTGGATGACGGACATGATTGGGCTCAGGACCACATTGCCGAGGCAAAAAACAACATGGACCAAGTGTTTGATTTTTTAATGAATGAAACCAAAAGATATCACAAAATGAGTGACGAGGTGGTTATGTCTGAGGGTAAATTAGATTTCATCCTTGGAAAACCAATATCATTAATTAAAAGATTACATACAACAAAATACAACCCTAATTCGGGTTCTCTTGAAGAAGTAACTAAAGACGAAATGATTGACGGTGAAATAGTTAAGATTATTGATGACGACCCATTCTCAGTCCCAGTGTTAGTTGTTAAATCACCAAATCAAACAAGTCGTATTATGTACGAAAAAAATAAAGACCGATTTATTGATGGTGAATCAAGTTATTTATACCAATACATACCACAAACACCTAAAGATGAACGAATTTTAACGTTATTTAAAAATAATTACTACGATATTGATGATGAGATGGTAATGTCTGAGGGTAGAAAAAAATCAGGCACAAAACTTTGTGCTAGAGGTAAAGCGGCTGCTAAGGCGAGATATGAGGTCTTTCCCTCAGCTTATAGTAATGGTCATGCCGTACAAGTGTGCAAAGGTAAAATAAAAGGATTAGACGGAAAAAAAAGGTGTTCACCACCTTATTGTTGATAAAATGATATAAGAACGACCATTATTATTTGATGGTCGTTTTTTTTTATACATTTTTTTAGTATATTTGTGTGGTTAAAAAAGTTTACAATGATTAGTTCCTTAAAAAGAGTATTAAAAAGAGTATATGTTAAATTTGTTCTTTGGCACAAATACAGAGTGATGGCACCCGATATTCAAAGAACCTCAAACGAAGTTATCTGCGTTTCAATATGTAGAAAATTAATTTCTCATCCTGACTCAGAGTTTGTGATGGCACCAATTTCATATAAAAAATATATTAAAAATAAAACATTAGGGTTGTTTGTTGTTTTATGTGAAAAACAAATAAGTATAACTAATCACGTATATCATTATGATGTTGTTATCTCATCAAGAGAGTGGGATAAATTAATGTCAATTTACGATTCAAAAACGGAAGCCATTAGAAAAGAATACGAAGAAGAAATACATTCTCAAATAAAACACTCTTTACGCACAATTTTAGATAAGGTAAGTAATATTTAAATTACTTAATCTTTAATACCTTATTAATCAATCTATATAAATCAGATTCAGTTAACCTAACCGTTTTAGGTTCAACAGATTCTTTTCTTGGTTTGTACGATGTCATAATAGGTTTCTGACCTTTACCTGTTTGTGTGTCTTTTTTCTCGGCTTTACGTTTTTGTTGACAAGCGGCTCTTTTTGCTGAATCACTCATTTTACCCGCAACACCTGCGGCTCTGCATTTTGGGTAACCCCCTTTATCGGTGTCAGGTCTTCCGCAAGGTGGATGTTTACCATTTACTTTTCTACATATATTAACCCACGGACCTTTTGGTTGTTTACTACCTTTAGGTTTTTTCTTGGTTCCAAACCAAACACCTAAATCTTCATTTAACGGAATTTTATCAACATCAATCCATTCAGATTCACCGATAGTTATAAAATCATGATTATTTTCAATGTATTTTGTACCACGACCCGCTTTCTTTTCCAAATGAGCAATTTTCTTTTTAGGTGTACTCATTTTACCGTCCATAGCATCGTGTTCTAACTCAGGACTATCATATGGTGTTACGGAAACACCAAAAGGAGCTAATTGAGATTTTTTAAATTTATGATAACCAGGAACTATTGGTGGAGCATAAAGTCCTGTACCTCCATTACTAGATGCTGTCATCTCTTTTAAAACCTTTTTTATAACACTTTCTTTTGACATATTATATGATTATACTTATAAATATCTTAATAACATAAATAAGAATGGAAGAACAACAATTATTTGGTAAATTATTTAAAACAGTACCTTTATATAGTGAGGAACATTTAGAGGCTATATTACAAACAATAAATAAAGAATCTGCCAATTTTTTTATGATTCAAGCGGTTAAACATGCCTTTGATAGTGGAGTGTATACAATAGGTGAAACAGAAATATTATCAAAATGTATTAGATTATTGGCCAAAAAAGAAGAGGAAGAAACCGTTAAAGAAGATTCTGTGGAAAATTCACAAGATTAATTTTGATAATTAATTTTTTTTAGGTATCTTTGATATATGAAAAAGATACTAATAGTCCTATCTCTAATGATTACTTCTCTTGTTTCAGGTCAAACAAGAAAAGATACTATCAAAGGTACTTTGAATATTCAGTTATTGAACTCAGTTCTTTTGGAAGTGTCAAATGAAATGACAAAAGACACATACGTGAAATTAGATAGTGCGACCAAAACTTTCATTGAACTTTATGGTAAAGATAGTGGTGTGGTTCACAAATACCATGGACTAAATTTTAAAGCCGCTGAATACCAATCTTCATACTTGGCAAAAAATGTAACTGTTTACAATCCAAAAGATAATTGGCACAGAAATTATAAAACTCACAGGGGGGTATTACTACATGATGTTGTTGAAAGGGTTGATTATTTTGACCCCAAAAAAACAGTAAGTGTTTGTGCTGAAATTTGTACAATTGGTTATCTTCACGAAGCGGTAACTTATGAAGATTTGGCTAAACAAGTTATAAATAACTTTTTTAGGTCTTTCCCTCATAGAAGAGCTTTGTTATCTGATAGACCTTACTTAAGTTTTTCATCAACTGAAGGTATGTTTGGATTTAATGGTGAATACAAATGTGTTTTTGTGGTGGGAGTTCTTACTGATTTCTAAACACAGTAAAAAAGGTGAGAATACTCTCACCTTTTTAATATAATCTATTATCCAAAGTGGTTAAAGCAAATTTTAAAACTCTAACATAATAATACCCATCTCTGGCTGCAACTAATACAGGTCTACCTTGACTAACATAATCAGTTGTTGATTCCGCTCTTTTATCATATACACCTTGAACTTCATCAGGATTTTCAAATTTACCAAATGAAAGTCCTCCAACAATTATTTCATCCCCACTTATTGAAGCCTCAGGTGATGGATTATTATTTAAACCACTATTATCAAAAATAGGTAGAACGTTTTCACCTAAATCTTTTATATCAGAACTTAAAATTCCAATATTAGCATTAGTTAATCGTTTGGCAGGTACTACACCACCACCAAATTTTCGCAAGTCAACAAATGTTTCAACTTCAGGTATTTTTTCAGTTTCACCTTTTGTTGGTGTACCAGGTGTTTTGATAATTGTGTTAGGTTTTTTTAAATCAACTGATGTTTTTGATGGTTTTACGGTTACCATTCTATATTCAGAACCTCTTTTTCCTTGCTGACCATAATAACTAATCCCTGTTTCGTAATTAATTTTTTCAGTAATATCTTTACCTGTTTTATCTAAAACATCTTTAATAATTAATTCGCCTAACATTTTTGCTCTTGTATCGGCAAGATATTGATTCATTTCATTAGGATTAGTTTTACCTCCGTAAGGTGGGGTATCAGGATGGTCTAAAGAAGAATATCCTGAAGGAGGACGTAATGTAGGTCTTGCTGAGTCCGCAGTTCCTTGAATTGTAAATGTCACCATATCACTTAAAGAACCACCTTCTTTAAAAAATTTAACTATATTGTTAATAAATTTGTCATATTCTACCTTTGCGTTAGGGTATGATTCAAATTTAGGTTTAACCATATTATCAGGATATGGGAAAGAATCATCAACAAAACTTAACTGTTCAAAAGATGGTATCGGTGTATCTGTAGGTGGAGTATCTGATTTTTTCCCCTTAGTCACCAATCTAATCGCACTTGTTATCGTAGTTAAGTTATAGTTTTTACCATTATAATTAACATCTGACGCATTTACACCTCTAGGATTTGTTAAGTCAACATTTCCTTTGGTACCACCTTTCCAATCAAATTTTGGTTTTTTGTTTTTTTGTTCACTAACAATTACACCTCTTTCGTGGTTGAAAAGGTATAACATTCTATTTAGTTCTTCATTTAATATCACTTTACTCGTTTGTTTTTAGTATTTAAATATCACCTTTCATTACATCGGCAGGTCCCACCGCAGCTGTTGTTCCTCCCGCTGCTGGTGTTCCTCCCGATGTTGGTGTTCCTCCCGCTGCTGGTGTTCCTCCCGCCGCTGTTGTTCCTCCTGTAGTTGTACTACCACCTTGAGCCGAAATAACTCCACCACACGCAGTAAATGCTGATGAAGTTTTAGGCCCCATTATACCATCCTCAACTAATTTAGTTGGTAATTTATCTGTAGGACATGTATCATTAATTTTTATTTGTACTTTTAAAACTTTATCTTTACATTTTGGACCTTTTTTTAAACCATCACAAGTTGCGGTTTTCCATCTTTCAGTTGATGTTTGTTCACTTAATAAAGACATCTTATATTCTTCGTGTAATCTTAAGATTGATTGTCTATCCGATTCTGTTATTTGTGTTCTTTTTTTCATTTTAATTTAAGCTTTTAAATAGTTATCTAAATCCGCATCTGATGGTGTTGTTACGGCAACTTTTTTATTCCCTGTATTTGAACCGCCTTTTTGTTTAAATTCAGGGTCGTTACATGTGTAATTCGCCATTGTTCTATCTGCTAACATTTTTCTACCGTTATCATAATAATAAACACCATTAATTAGATACGTAATACTACCATTCGGCATTTGTTGTTCTTTAGCATTTGGGTGTGATGCAACACAAGGAAATTTTTTAAACGCCTCAACTGATTTTGTTTTATTTTGTTCGGCCGCCTGTGTTTCTGAATTTGGTGTAATCTTCCAACCTGTGTAACTTCTAGTGTTTCGGTCATAACTACCAGCTCCGAGAGAATACCCAATGCTGTTTAAATGTTTTGTTAAGTCCGCAAGTTCCGCTTTATCGGTGCTTTTTTGAATTGCTCTGAAAATATCGGTACCAAGTTCCACATTATTAATTGTTTTATATGTGTCTAAAAGAGACTTAAAATTATCTTTATTATAGTTTTTAATAATATCAACAATTGCTTGTTCATCAGAATTAAACTTATCCAATTCACGTCTTATAGTTCCAGCGTCAGCTTGAGGATTTGGTGCAGTTTGTTCAGTTAAATATTGTCTTTTCGTGGCGTTTTCATGAAGATTTAAGATTCGATTTTTGTCTTCTTCACTTATTAAAAATAAATTTTTCATTTTTTGCAAGTTTTTATTATATAAATATCAAACAATTCAAAAAAAAGTCGTATATTTGTATTGTAATTAAAGGAAACGATTCAGATACAAATATTTAATTATAGGCGGTCAGGGCGAAAAAATCCTGATTGAAACAGGGAAGGAACGATTCAGATACAACCCCCTGTTTTTTATATCCAAATAACCACTTGGTCTCTACCAACCCTAAAAGGATTATCATATGTTTCCCTGAATACAGTGGTTATGTAAAGTTTCCAATATAAACCCATTTCTTGATTTGGAACAACAGACATGGCCATGTTTTTTTCAGGTGATTTAATTACAAAGGCATCACCTTCACCAATCTCCCCCGAAATAATCTTTTCAGCAATTTCATTTCGAGCTTGTTGTACGATATAACTTATTTCCCCATTTGAAATTTCCCTATCGTCATACCCCTCAATACCCTCTCTTTTCCTTCTTATATAGGCGTGGTGAGTTCTGTCAACATCAAATGCAAATGTTACCTCAATATTTGCTGACAACTGAGCAATTCTTTTTTCTAATAAAAGACTTTCTTTAATTAATTGACGAAGACCACTCATAATATATAAATATTATGAAATAAGTATTTTGTTGGATTTTTTAATGTTTTCCTTACCCCACATTGGTTGTAGATTGTTAAGTGACCAACATTTCATAAACTCGTTGTCACCAATTTCTTGTATGTTAAATGACGTTATTGGCAATATATGGTCAACATGCCACTCACCATAATTATCCCACGTCATACCCCCCTTAAATTGATTTTCTAAATGAGATATTAACTCTTCAGGAGAATACTTTAAAATTTCAAAATAATGTCCGTTCTTATCAACATTATTTTCTTTTAGAACTTGATATATTGCGGTTCTGAAATTGGAGATTAGTTTATAGAGGGGGTCGTTTGCTTTACGAGTTCTTTCGTAGTTTCTTTTATTTTCTCGATGTTTATCAATATTCTTTTCTCTCCATTCTTTGTGGTAATTGTTTAAATGTTCTCTGTTTTCTTTTTGCCATTCTGAAAAGTATTTCAATCTCTTATCTCTATTATTTTTATAATACCTCTTATCACTCTCAGATTTACCTCCTTTAAATTTTCTACCCGATTTACCAACATTAACACCATTTTCTTTTAAAATTCTAACTATAACAGTTTTATGAATTCCTATTTTTTCAGATATAGTAGGCGAACCTAACATTTCTTCATTATACAATCTAATTATTTCATTAATTGTATTTTGGTCTAAAATAATCTTTTTCATATATTATAAATATAACCATAAACTCGATTGTGTCAATATATAACAAAAAAAAGGTCAGATTTCTCTGACCTTTTTGTGATTATTTAAAGATTTGATTATCTCAATTCTCTTAAATCAAACGTACGAACACCATCAACAGTAATTCTTCCGTAAAATCTATTATTCACCATTTTTTTCGCGTAACGGGTCATAATACCTTTAATCGGTGTAAAGTTGAATGGATTGTACATTGTAGGAGTTAATTGTAGAGGTACATACGGTGCGTAAATGTAACCTGTGTCTAACAATGACGTTCCTTTGTGTCCAATTAACACTTGGTTAGCTGGGAAGTAAGGGTCACGGTAAACTTGGTAACGACCTGCTAATGTACCAACTCTTTCAATACCCATGTTGTATTGGTCTTGCTCAGGAGATGCGTTAGATACGTGGAAGTATTCTAAGTCATCAAAGATAGCTGAAACTTCAGAAGATACAACAATCCAGTTAGCTCCACCTCTCAATGTAGATTTGTGGATTTGTGCTGACAATTGGTTGATAGCAGTAATCAATGTTTGGTTCCAGTCTTTCTGAGTGTAAGATGTAGTTTGAGAAATTCTTCTCCATCCGTTGTAGTCCCAACGTAGGTTCCAAGCCGCACCTTTACGTAAGTCACGTAAGATTTCACGGTCAATCTCAGCCGCTACTTGCTCAGATAACAATGCTGTTAACTCAGCCTCAGCGTCGATGTTATGGAATGCTGCTACGTCTTGAGCTAATTCAGGAGACCATTGTGCTCTTAGTTTTCTTTCTGTTACAGATACAGTAACTGACTCAAGGTCGAAAGAAACTTCACCAATTTTGTCTTCGAATTCTAACTCTTCGTAACGTCTCCAAGCTGCGTAGAATGAAGTACCTGATACAGCCGATTCGATTGTAGTACCAGTGTAACCATCTAAAGATGTTGAGTCACAATCAGCACATACAGGACAAGAAAGGTCAACTTCTAAGTAGATACATCCATCTGCAGAACAGATATTTTTAAATGAACCTCCGTTACCTGTTGAAGGCCAAGTTGTTGAAGTAGTTGTACCATACTGAACAATACCTTGACCATATTGTTGAGTTACAACTCTGAACAATAATGGACCTGTGGATACTGTACAAGGTGAACCTTCAGCAACGGTTAAACCTGAACCTGTGAAGATAATCAAACTAGATAAGAATTCTTCAGTATCCATTTCGTTACCGTTAGGTCCGATTAATTTACCAGCACCTGTGTCTGCAAAACCACACATTTTAACGATAACTTTTCTTGTGTTACCTGAAGCGATTTCAGTACCAATGTTACCGTCAACTAAATTACCATTTGACCAATATTGAATATCAGTACTTGCGGTAATAGCCGACCAACGACCTTTTGAGTAGTCGAATAAACCTGCTGGGTCTAAACCTGGTTCAGTACCTTCATAGAATAAATCATAAAGGTTCTTAGTGTATGCTCCTGCTCCTGTGTATCCTGCATTTGGGTCACCAGGATAGTTACCAGGACCACCTACAGGTGCGTAGTGGTCACCTGAAGATACATCACTCCATTCAGTGTTAGTACCACCAGAATAACCTTGGATTTTAGGTACAAAGTAGAACAATTTACCGATAGGTAAGTTCATTGCTTGTACAGAAACGATATCGTTTGCTAACAATTTAGAGAACACACGTCTAACGATTGGGAATACAACAGTTTCAAAAGAACCTGAAGAACCGTCAGAAGTTGCTTCGTTAATCAAGAAGCTAGCTTGGTTTTCATAAAGCTGAGCTACGTTTTCTTTTAGGTGGCCTTTAAGACCTTCAAGGAACCCTAATTTGTCCCATTTGTTAATTGTGTCTTCTTTGATAACTTTAAGGTGCTTAAGACCGATATTACCAACAAGACCTGATTCTAATAATGCTCCCATTTTTTTGGTTTTTTATTAATTTTGTTTAGTTTATTTTTATTTTATTTTTGCCATTAAATCTTTCATTCTTAAGAACTGAGGATTTTCATAAGTTTTAGACTCAATCAAGTTAGCCGCTGAACCTGTTGCTTGTACGTTTTCAATTTTACGTTCAATTGACTCATTCATTGGTTGACTTGTCTTAACTGAAAGCTCATCTTTAATAGCTTTGTATAAGTTCTTAGATTCTTTGATAGTCTCAACACTGTCAAATCTTCTCAAGATGTTAATTTTTTCTTGTTTAGATGTTGAATGTTCAGTAAACAAACGTGTTGCGTAAGCCAAGTTAGAATTAAACACAGCCACTTCATTTAATTTGTTTCTGAATACATTAAGTGCTTTTCTGTACTCTTCATTTTTCTCTCTAAGAATTTGTACTTCTTTTGCGGTACTTTCGAAAGTTAGGTTTCTGTTAGGTGTGACTGCTTTTCTTAAACCACGACCTGATTTAGAACCTTTTCCGTAAGTTCTTGCCGCCTCTTTGGTTTCCATCTTTTTAACAGGTTTCATTTTACCCTCAAGATTTTCACCTTCTTTGTACTCAAATTTTGCCTTACCTGTGCCCATGGTTTTGTTAGCATTTTTCTTAACAGTTTTAAAACCACCTTCCATGTTAGGTTTTTTTGAATACACTTTTTTCTTATTTGGTTTACCCATTCCAACACCTTTAGGTTTCATAGTCATTTTAGATTCCATCATAGGTTCGTCCATGTCTTCCATGTACTCATCACCTTCTTCAAGTTCATAATCTTTATAATGACCATCTACATCACCAGTTTTGTGTCCTTTTCTTCTTTTGAAATCGTCTTTGTTTCCTCCGTACATTTCTTCCATGTCACCCATGTCTTCTTCATCCATAACAATTTCATATACTATTTCTTCAGAATCTTCTTCTCCTTCTTCCATGTCTTCCATTTCGTACATATTACCTTCTTCCATGTTATCCATTTCTTCGTCAAACATATTTTCAGGTCCCATGTCTTCATCATCATCGTCTTCATCAGACATGAAAATTCTTTCAACAATACTTTCGATTGATTCTTCACCGTCTTCTTCTTCGTACATGTCGCCTTCTTCCATGTCACTCATGTAATCAGTACCAACCATTTCTTCTAATTCAGAATTCATGTCATCCATGTCATCTTCTTCACCTTCACCAACAATCATGTATTCATTTTCATTATCTTTAAGATTAATGTTACCAGCTTCGTCCTTAACAACAACAATGTTGTCTTCAGGTCCCGCTAATGAAAATACACGTAAGATTTCATCTTCATCTTCAACGTCAGTTAAGTCGATTGTGTCTTCGTCATCCATGTCGCCCATGTCCATGTCGCCCATGTCCATGTCGCCCATGTCCATATCGAGTTCGGTGTTATCAGCGTCCATTTCATCACCCTCAGGTGCATCCATGTCAACTTCCGCATCAACCTCAATTTCGTCGTCTTCTTGTTCAGACAGAGATTCTTTTACTAATTCTTTGATTTCTTCCTTCATTGTTGAAGCAAGTATTCCTTTTGCATTTTCAGCAACCGCTTCTTCCAAGTTTTTCATTTGGACGATTGCTTCTTCTACTAAAGATTTTTCTTTTGCCATATTTTTGTTTTATTTAATATATAAATATTACCATTTATCAAAAAAGTTTAATTTTAACTATTTCGATAAATGATTTTTTATTTACATATAAATATTTCCAATTTGACAAAAAATAAAAAAGGGGACTAAATGTCCCCTCTTTCAATTATTGAATGTATAAATAAATTATTCTATCACCTCATCAATTTTACTTTCAACAATTGCTGTAATCCTCCAATCTTGTGTGTAGTTTTGGTAAATCTTTGTTACTTTAGCTTCCACATCGGTAGGACTATAACCCCTGACTAGTTTCTCTTCTCTTAGTTTTTTAATTTTTCCTGAATTTTCATCAACCATATCAGTTGTGATTTTTGCTACAAAATATTTCTCGTTCATAATATAGATTTTAATAACCTAAATAATCGGTTAATCTTTTCATTAAGTCAATAGATTTGTTAGCAGAAGGTCCAACTTCTCTCTCAGCTCTCATTCTTTTTTCTTCATCAAGATTTTCCTCAAAGTTAAATCTTTCTTCAGGTTGACTAAATAAATAAGCGCCTGGTGTTGATGGTGAGGAAACCAAGTCAAAACATATTAATTCAAAATCATCCTGTACTTCATTTTGTTCCCCAACTTTTTTAAGTGAGCCAACACCTCTTGATGATATACCTAATGTAACACCTTGTCTTAGGTAGTTAGCCGCCATATCTCCTTTTGTAGAAACAATTCCTCTTTCATGGAAACCTGGTGAAGTCAATAATTTTAATTTACCCATTAATACAGGTCCGTCCCACCATATATCAGTTATAATGTGAGAAACTCTATCAAGGTCAATTAAAGAAGATTCAGGGTGATTTAATTCAGATAATGAAGTTCCTTTCTGAATCATTTTTTTATAATTGTCCGCCTCCCTTTTTAAGATACGTTCAGGATATATTCTT